TATAGCCTTTGCTAAAAAATCTACTCCTGTTAATGCTTTAACAAATACATTAATATAAGATACTGCTTTAATAACAAAATTTGCTACCTTTTCAAGTATTGGTGCAAATATGCTTCCTAAACCTATCCAAGCTGCTTGTATCTTATTTGTTGTTTCTTGGTCTTGTGCTAAGTAAGCAGAACTTGCTCTTGATAGCATTCTATATATGCTATGAATACCAAACAACGATAAAGTAAATCTCTTTGCTGATTGCATTCCTTTTTTCATTGTGTTAGATATATTATCTCCTACTCTTTTGAATGCTGTTGAACTTTTAGTTGTGTCATTTAATTGTCTTTCTAGTTTTTCTAATTCAACTCTCATCTCTAATACTTCGCTTGGACTAAACAACTTTGTATCTTGACTAGCCATTTGTAGTGTTGCTTGAATATCTAGTATTTTGTTTTTCAATAGTTCTTGTTGTGCTGTCATATTTCTTATTGAACTATCATCTATTGCTATCGAACTCTTTGCAACCTTACCTATGTTTTGCATTGATTTCTTTACTGTTGCCATTTGAGATTTCCATTTGTTAAGTGCTAATTCTAAACTAACGCTAAACTTCTCATCCATATATCATCATATCTCCTTTCATCTTTACTTTTGAATTGTTTAAAAAATCTGGTTTCTTTATACTTGGTTTAGGTGGATATAATTCTGGACTTGCTTCCTCTGGATTATTAGGAAACATTGCCTTTGCTCTTTTATCTTTAAGTAAATCAGCAACACCCATTGTTATTAAAACCGCTTGTTTCCACATCTCATAACCTAATCCCATTTTTCTATGTTTAATAGTTTCTATCAATTCACTTAATGTCATGTCATACATATCATTAAAATTTAAACCCATTTCTAGTCCGTTTTGATATAAAATATCAATTATTTTTGTAAATCTTCCAGAACTTTCTTCTTGTTGTTCTCTTTGACTTCCTCTTTCAAAGTCTTTGTTTCCTCTAGTTGTTCCTTTGACAAAAAACCCGATACTACTAATGCCTCAAATATAACTTCCATCATTATTTTTTCGTATGTATATTCGTTATCTACTAACTTATCGACTAATTCATCTGCTTCTTTTTCGTTTGTATTTTCCTTTTTTCCTTTTAACAAATACATAAGCATTTTTGAAATGTTTGTAACAGACATATCTTGCACTAAATCAAATATACTTTTACCTGTTTTACTTTCTAATTGCTTAGCATTTGATGTTGTCATTCTTAATTCGATGGTTTCCCCATCTAGTTCTAATTCATAAAATTTCATTTATTATTCTCCTTCTAATTTATTTCTAATAAAAAAACAAAGGGATGAGATTATTCCCACCCCATTTGTACTATGCACTTACTTCAGTGCCTATTGTTGTTACTATTTCTGCTTGTGGTGAATGATACATTGTGAATCCTGCTATTTCATTAACACCCATTTCTTTGAATGAATATTTAACATCACTTGTATATGTATGAACTACACCATTTGATAGTGTTAAAGTCCAATAATATATTGAACCAGATGTTGCTAAATCGTGTACTACTTTGATATTAGCTGTTGCACTTGGATCTTCCATATTAAACTCGTATGCTAAATTAGGTGCTGGCATTAAACCATTGATTTCTGTTTCATATTTTAGATTGTCTAATGTTGTTGTATCTATTTTATTTGGTTCATCTCCTATTGCTGGAATAGTTAATAAGCCAACTATTTGAGTTTTTACTCCACCTTGAGTTGTTGCATATTCTAACTTAGAACCTGCGCTTGCTGTATATGTTGCCATTTATTTTCTCCTTTTCTATATAACTAGGTTGTTGTTTATTTCATTATAATAAACATAACCCGTTACTTTTATTTTTCTTATTTCATCTGTTAGAGTTACATCCTCTAAACTTATCTTAAAATTAAGTTCTTTTAATTTGTTTCTTACTGCCTCTGAAGCTTCATCTATTATTTCTAAAGTGTTCTCATCTGATGATGTTTTGCGAGTTATAAAACCTAATATACTAACTCTTCTCGTATCGTTCTTATCAAAGTCGCTTTCTTGATAATTCTCTGTTAATTGATAACCAAAGTAAGTTGTACCTGCTTCAATTATTCCATCTGGTTGAAAATTACCACTATCTATATCGGTTAATGTGTTTAATGCTGTTTGTATATACTCTCTCATTCTTCCCTCAATGCTTTCTTAACATTGTCTTTATACAATGCTATATTATTTTGTAATGCTGGATAAAAATGTGGTCTTGCTGCCATTCCCCAAGTTCCTGTTTGTAGATATTGCATTTCTGCTATAAAGTTCCACGGTGCATTTGTTGTATATGGATAACCATGTTGATAAGTATTTGTACTTTCTCCCAACGGTCCTGTTCCCCATTCTAAAAATGCTGCAACAGGTACATTTTGCCATTTAGGTATATCCCCACCAACTAATAAATCCGAATAAACAGATGTCTTTATAACATTCTTATTTAGTTCAGTATCACTAATCTTTATTGAAGATACATAACCACCTGCTTTAAGTGGTGCATTTTGTACTACATCTTCCCATAACTTTTTTGCTGTTTCCCTTTGTGCTTCTTTTAACTTCTCTACTTTCTCATTTAACTTGGTTGTTACAACTTCTGCCATAAACGATATATCTCTCATTATGCACTCACTGTTTCTGTGTATTCGCCTATAGCTTGTATATCAACCCATTTTTCTTTAACCGATATGATTTTATACTTTGTTTCATCCATAATTATAAAGTATTTTGATACATTATCTGTATTGTTATTTACTTTGCCTTTTAGATACTCTTCTAATTCGCTATTTATAGACTTAATACGAGTGATTTTGTTTATATCGGCTTGGTATATACTTGCACTTACTTCATCTGTTAAACCCTGTTTTTGTATGGAATAATCAGCAATTTGTGTATAAGTATCAATGTATGTTCCATTTGCTTGTTTTGTCTTTGTTGCTTTCTTTAATGATACTTCTTCTACATATCTTAATTGCATTATTTTATATACCTTTTTCCATTGTTTATTAAATCAGTTCTTAACTTCTTTAGTGCATCAGTATAACTTGCATTTCTTCCACTTTCACCTAAAGAGATAACATCTTCTGTTCCTCTTCTTAAATAGATAGTTTTTACTGCTTCTTTAATTTCAAACTCAATTCCTGTTGTTGTTTCTCTATTAGAAATAAATAGGGCTTGGTTAGTTACATCAGATAATATTTTATCTAATATTGTACTATCTTCTGCCCTATAATTACTTCCTAGATCAGCAATTATTTCGTTTTTCATAAATTGCCTCTCTTTCTATTTCAACTTATGCTGAAACTGTTGCATCTTTGTCGTAAATTATTGCTTCTGGTGATAATGCTTTTACACCTGTATATAAGAAGTTTTGTAATGCGATTGCATCATCTAAATTGATTTTTTCTGCATTATATTCACTTAATAAATAAGGTTGAGCAATTGCTCCTTTAAGCATTACGATTGCATTTACTCCTGTACCTAATCTGTTTGATTCAAATACTTCAATGCCATCATATTGACCAATTAAACCATTAGCTGCTTTTGTTCCATTAGGAAGTGCATCTAAAGCTTCTTTTAAGTCTTTTCTGTAAGATGGTGATAATACGATTGCTAAATCTTCTGCATCTATTCCATCAATGAAATCACTTGATACTGATTTAGCTTGAACTATCATTTTATCAACTATGTCTTTAGCTGAAGTTAATGATCCTCTTGTAAATTGAGTTCCTGCTGATACTGCTTCTGCAAAGAATTTTGTATCTAGATAAGCAGCGATTCTTCTTGCAAAGTTTTCTGCTCTCTTTTCTGCCATTCCTGCTATTCCAAATAATTTAACATCTTTGATTTGTAATTCTTCAACTATTTCTTTGTCATCATCTAAATTAACTAATACTGGACTAGATATTACATCGTCGCCTTTTCTTGCTGTTCTTGCTGTTCCTTTATCTCTTAATACTGAATTAACAAATCTCTTGTATTCAATTGTGCCTCCTTCAGGATCTCCTGAACCATTTTTGTTTTTTAATAGTTCTGCTATTGTTCTTGTTTGTACATTTTCAACAACACCATTTAATACTGTTGCTAAATTGTCATTTACACTTGTTTCGCCATATTTTAATATGTACTCTGATTGTACTGCCATTTGTTTTTCTCTCCTTCTCTTTTAATAATTAAAAACTTGCTCTTGGCTTGTTTATTTGTGTAGTTTCTTCAACTACTGTCTTTGGTGTTTTCTCTTTCATTCTGTCGTTGATACCTTCTTGTAATGCTTGTTTATATACAACTTCAATTTCTTCAATTTTGGTCTTTATACTTTCTGCGTTTTCTTTCGTGTAATCAATAACATTTAATAATGAAATTGGTAAACCCTTACCACTTGCAATTTTGATTGCTTCTTCTTTTAATTCATAAGCATTTAGTTTTGATAGAGCCTCTTCTTTTTCTTTAGTAGCCTTTTCTAACTCGTACTTATGCTTTTCATCAGCATCCATTTTTGCTAGTTTTTCAGCTTCAGTTCTTTTAACCTCTGCTTCTTTCTCCCATTTAGATTTAGCAGTTTCTATTGCTTTTGCAATAGTTTTATCTAATTCACGTTGATAGTCTTTGTTTTCAGCAACTACTTCGTGAAATGATTTTGCTACCCCTTCTTGAGTATTTTTTGTTTCTACTTTAGTTTCTTCAACTACTGCTTCAACTTTCTCTTCCATTTTTTCTTTCTCCTTTTCCCAAGTGATTACTTACTGTCCCCACTCATTAAATATTTAAATGGTTAGTGCCTAATAGACACTGTGTAAAACATAAGGTTTAATAACATAACCTTTCAGACTAAGTTTTTTTGGTTACGAGATGTCTTTAAACCATAACTCAATATGTAAAAACTCGTATTATTTTTTAATGCTCTACACACTACCTATTAAGTAGTGTACTTTATAACAAACCAATTTCTTTAAACCTGTCTAATTGTAAAGACATCACTAATTAAATGTTTAGTCTACTTGATATGTTAATGAACTTCTACAATAGTGAAAATGATTTGTCAACGGCGGTTGATTTTCGCCTAACTTCAATCCAAATGTTCTATATCTCACTATTTTGTTATCTATTGCACTATATCTATCATAATCGTTCCACTTATTTAAGTAGAACACTTTTCTATTTAAACTTTCACACATTCTTGTTTGTTTATTATCATCTACTCCAATAAACATTACTTTTTCCATACCATAATCTTTACCTACTTCTAAATATGTTTGATTTGCTATGAAATCGGTATGTGTTTCTATTACTCCCGATGTTTTACCATCTTTTATATTTAATCTTGATCGTTGTTGTTTATCAAATATATTTTTGAATATATCATTATCTACATTCAACTCGTTTCCTTGATTGAATTGAACTATAAATTCATTTGTTATTTGATTTGTAAAATAGTTTATTTCATTCTCTACATAATCTTTCCATATCCATCCTAAATGATTTGGTATTGTTGCTATCATTATTTGATAAAAACTTAATGGCTTTGTAGAGCCCTTTTTAACACTCTCACACTCTTTTAATGCTTTTTGGTATGATATGTCTACTATGTTATTAAATGTCGTTAAATCGCTTGTTTTGGTGCTTAAATCAAAGTATTCTAACATTATCAGGTGTTCTATTATCTCTCTGTTGGTTATTCGTGATAAACCTAAGTATCTTTTACTCATATATTCTATATAACTACCCTTTGGCAATTTATCTAATATATCTACTATCTTTCTTTTAAATCTATCTACATCTCTTTGATTTGCATAAGCAT